CGGTAGTCAAATGAGCATCACAACCTACAGCGAACTCCAGACGGCAATCGCAGACTTTCTCAACAGAGACGATCTTGCTTCTGTTGTCCCGACGTTCATCACGCTCGCCGAGGCCAGCATCCAGCGCAGGATACGGCACTGGCGTCAGGAGACGCGCACGACCGTCACCCTTGACGCGCAATATGAGGCGCTACCAGCGGACTTCCTTGAGGCCATTCGGTTCTACGTCACAACAGATGGAACGAACCCGCTTGATCTGATCAGCCAAGCGGAGTTGCTGGACCGCAAGCAATTGGCGCGAGACACGTCAGGGCGTCCAAGGTTCTATGCAATCACATCCGGCCAGTTTGAGTTGTATCCGGTGCCGGATGGTTCGTATGACGCCGAGATCTACTATTTCAGCCGCATCCCGGCCCTGAGCGATGCCGCACCGACAAACTGGCTGCTTGAATATTTCCCGGATGTGCTGCTTTACGGGGCATTGGTCCATTCTGCGCCTTATCTCAAGGAAGACGCTCGCATCCAGATTTGGTCGGCCCTGTATCAAGAGGCCGTTGACTTGATTAACGCGTCCAGCCAGCAGGCCAAGTTTGGCGGCTCTGGGCAGCGTTTGAAGATCAGAAGCTATTAGGAGGCCATGAGATGGCTGACACAACGACGACGACGCTCGGCCTGACGAAACCCGAGGTTGGCGCATCTGCCGACACTTGGGGAACCAAGATCAACGCCAACTTGGACCTGCTGGACGACGCTCTCGACGGGACGACGGCGGTGTCTCTTGACATCAACGGCGGGACCATTGACGGGGCTGTGATCGGTGCATCTGCTGCCGCTGCTGGTACCTTTACTGATGTCACAGCTACGGGGACAACTACACTTACTACTGTAGACATCAACGGCGGGACCATTGACGGGGCTGTGATCGGCGGGACAACGCCTGCTGCGGGTGGCTTCACAACTGTATCGGTGTCGGGCGGATCAGCCGCATCCCCTAGCCACACCTTCACAAGTGACACCGACACAGGCATCTTCAGCACTGGCGCTGATGGCCTTGGTTTCTCAACCGGTGGTGTAAAGCGTATGGACCTTGGGTCAGGAGGCGATCTTACCCTGCACGCTGTTTCGACTGAGACCCAGCAGATCAACGTAGGCAATGGCAGGTCTAGCGATGGCCAGAGCCAGATCGACTTTGTTGCTGACCCTACATACGCAACCTACGGGCTACGTGTCGTCAGGAACGCTGGCGAAAACGGAAGCACTCAGATTGCCCACCGAGGCACAGGTAACCTACAACTCCTAGCACAAGACGCTGGCGCGATAGTCCTTTCGACGTCCAACACAACCCGCATGACTATTGGCTCTGGTGGGGCAGCTACTTTCAACGGAAACATCATCTCAAACGCCAGAATGGTTAATGCTGCTGGTAGTGCTGGAACCCCTGCCTACTCTTTTGACGGCGATGGTGACACTGGGATGTATCGGTGGGGTGTAAACGCAATTGGCTTTTCCGCCGGTGGTTCTGAACGGTTCCGCATTACCCCTACTCAGGTCGAGGTAACTGGTGACTTAGTCTTAAACGGAACTGACGTCCAGACGCAGCTGGATAGTGCCATAGGTGTTGGGCAGCAGTGGTATGACGACGGGAGTATCGTCTCAGGGACTGCTTACACAAACTCGTATGGTCGCCCAATTCAGGTTCAGCTCTCCTTTAACGGGAACGGCAGCAAAACACTCGGTCTATCGCACGACGGGACGACATGGGTGGAAAGTCTGAACATGAACAACGACGGCGACGACAGTGACGTTAACACCAGCTTTATCGTCCCCGCCGGACACAGTTGGCGGGTTGTAGGGGGCTGGACTCTTTCGCGCCGCCTTACGCTTCGATAACCGTGACACAGGTGGCTGACGACGCAGCCGAGGAGTAAAATATGGCCCTCATGCCGTTGAACATCCCGCCAGGCGTCTATCGCAATGGCACCGACTTTCAAGCCAGCAACCGGTGGCGTGATGCTAACCTAATTCGCTGGACCGATGGAACAATGCGCCCGGTCGGCGGGTGGTCAAGTCGCGCCACGGCAGGAACAACAGCGCCTCGGGCCTTGATCGCTTGGCAAGACCTATCCGGCGACAGGTGGTTTGGGATCGGGTTCCACGATGCCCTAAAGGTCATCAGCGCCAGCAACACAACGAGCGACATCAGCCCAGCCGATCTTGTCGATGGAACGGTTGACGGGTCGGCAAACACCGGCTTCGGCGGCGGCTTCTACGGCCTTGAGACATACGGGACAGAACGTGAGGCAAGCGGCGAATATGGCGAGGCTACAACTTGGTCTCTGGACAACTGGGGGGAATACCTGGTTGCCTGCTCAACAGCCGATGGACGGCTCTTAGAATGGACGCTGAACGTGGCCACGCCCGCAGCGGTGATCTCCAATGCGCCGACCGGCAATTCTGGCCTGATGGTGACCGAGGAGCGGTTCCTCTTTGCTCTAGGGGCTGGTGGCAATCCCCGCAAGGTCCAGTGGAGTGACCGGGAGAACAACACGTCATGGACGCCCGCCGCGACCAACGAGGCCGGTGACATCGAGTTGCAGACATCCGGCCAGATCATGCAGGGCGTCCGAACACGCGGGCAGGCTCTGATCATCACCGATCAGGACGCGCATTCGGTGACCTATATCGGAGGCCAGTTTGTCTACGGGTTCCAGCGGGTCGGGTCGGCATGTGGCGCTGTAAGCCGGAAATCTGCGGTAAGCATTGACGAAGGCGTGTTCTGGATGGGCCAGCGCGGCTTCTACAGCTACGCTGGGGGTGCGGTAACATCTTTGCCCTGCGAGGTTTCGGACTACGTTTTCAGCAGCATCAACAGAGCGCAGCAGTCCAAAGTCTGGGGCGTATCCAATCAGCAGTTCAACGAGATCTGGTGGTTCTACCCGTCCGATGGATCAAATGAGATTGACCGCTACGTTATGCTGAACTACAGCGAGGGGCATTGGTCCACCGGCAACTTGGCCCGCACGGCTGGCGTTGACCGGGGCATCTTCAAAAACCCGACTTGGGCCGATGATGATGGCGTCGTATATCGGCATGACTTCGGCCTTGCCCGCAATGGGGATGTGCCTTTTGCAGAAAGCGGGCCGATCAGCCTTGGCGCTGGTGATCAAGTGCTGGCGGCGACAAGTCTGATTCCTGACGAGAAGACGCAGGGCGACGTCACGGCGACGTTTAAGACGCGGTTCCATCCGAATGACACCGAGCGCAGCTATGGGCCTTACACAATGGCCAATCCAACTTCTGTGCGGTTCACTGGTCGTCAGGTCAGGATGCGAATCGATGGCGTCAACCTAGCTGACTGGCGGGTTGGGGTCATGCGCCTTGATGCGGTTCCTGGTGGTCGCAGATGAGTTACGGGTACAATCCCCCACCTTGGACCGGCAACCTAAACGTCTGGGCGTCAAACATCATCACCTACTTGCAGCGGGTGGCGTCTCGGCTGGAATGGAAGTCCAGCGATGCGCGGGCAAGCGAGAATGGCACGATCCTCTGGGATGAGGTCAGCGGCTACCCAGTCGTGGCAAAGGACGGTGAGTTTCGCCAGATCATCTTGGGTGATGGCTTGGCGGTATTTGGTCAAGATGCAAACGTGACGGCGGCGGCAATCAACACCGCCTACAAGATCCCGCTTGATCTGGTGTCAAGCGACGGGATTACGTTGACCGGATCGCCGTTGACGGACATCACCTTTGTTGATGGCGGCGTTTACCTTCTGGCCTTCTCAGCCCAATGCACCAGCTCTTCCGGGTCAACGGTGATATTTAGGTTTTGGCCGAGGCTCAACGGGGCTGATGCAGCAGGCAGCACGATCTTGGCCTCTTTGCATTCCAACGGGGCGACGATGGTTGCGTCGAGAACGGCCATTTTCACAGTCACGGCTGGTGATGTGCTGAACTTAATGTGGGCCGTTGATAGCCTGTCTGGGTCATTGGTGGCGCATCCGGCGACGGCTTATGCCCCGGCTGCCCCGTCAATGACTTTGACCATCACGCGGATCAAAGCATGATCGACGATTTTCGGGAATACATCGAGGCCGCGCTGGAATACAGCGGGGGAACGCATGATTTCGAGGACGTGAAACGGGGCATAATTGAGGGCCGGATGCAATTGTGGCCGGGTAGTCAATCAGCCGCCGTGACAGAGGTCGTGAAGTATGATAAAAAGAAGGTGCTGCATATTTTTCTTGCGGGTGGCGACATGGACGAATTGATCGACATGATTGACAGCGCAGCAGCATGGGGACGGACGCAAGGATGCACATCCCTTACAATGGCAGGCAGAAAGGGCTGGGAACGGGCATTGGCCCCCAGCGGATTCAAGCCAGTGATGATCGTTCTTGAGAGGGCTATATAATGGCAGGCGGCAAAGGCGGAAAGCAAACGACTGAGGTTCAGATTCCTCAGTGGCTTGAGGATGCAGCCCGAGAAAACATTGCTCGCGGGTCGGACGTGGCCAAGCTGGGCTACACGCCCTACTATGGCCCGGACGTTGCGGCGATGACCCCGATGCAGGTGGCTGCGGCCCAGAACATCAACCAAGGCGCATCAGCGTTTGGTCTTGCGGCCCCGTCTGACCCTATGGCCGGGATGCCTCAAGCGCAGACGTTCGCAGGCGGCGTCCAAGGCTATTCGTCTGGCCCGATATACGATCAGTCGCTGGAAATGCTGAAGCAGAACCGCCCAGGTCAGTATGACGCAATCACCGGCATGTTCATTGACCCGCAGACGGGACTTTCCAACTACACGCCGGGAACAGTCGGGACTAGTTCTATGGGATCCGGCAAGGGCGGCACGACGCAGGAAAGCGCGGCCCCAGTTGGGTCTGGCGGTCGCAGTGACCGCCGTGATGTCAGCCGTAGCGGCAGCGGCGGCGGCGTCTTCAATACGCGGCAGGGACCGAACATGAACGGTCAGGCTGGATATGGCGCTGGTGGATACACAAGTGTCCGTGACATGTTTGACGGCGGCGGCGCAGGCCGATCTGGCGACAGGTATGAGGGCGGTGGTGTTATTTCGAGAGTGGGCAACACCGTGACGGGTTCTAATAGGACTTTGAGGAAATTTGCTAGCGGGACGACTGGGGGAATCAAATAAATGGGTTTTTCATCCAATCCGGGGGCGGTTCAAACACCAAACCAGATGCCAACTCAGGCGCAAGCCCCAAGTATGGCGCAACCGACCGGTCCGAATGTCTTTCAACAGTCTGCATCTGCGTTGACGCAGGCGCAGAACGCCGCTGGTGGTCTGGCTAACTTCCAAGCTAACCCGATGCAGGCAGCTGGCCCAGTCGGCGTCAGTCAGCTAAAAAACCTAAATGTCGGGGCATACATGAACCCCTACATCGACCAGGTTATCAATCGCGGCCAGAGCGACATCGAGCGTCAACGACAGATGGCGTCCAATGCTCTTGGCGCAAACGCTACTGCGGCGGGCGCGTTCGGCGGGTCTCGTCAAGCTGTTCAGGAGGGTGTCTTGGCGGGCGAGGCGGCTCGGGCGGCTGGAGACCTTTCGGCGCAGCAACGTCAGGCCGGGTTCAATCAGGCTTTGCAGGCCGGTCAGTTTGACATCGGCAACATCCAGAGGGCTAGAGAACAGCAGGCAGGTTTCCAGCAGCAGGCGAACCAAACCAACTACGGTGGCCAGTTCAACGCGGCTAACATCCGTCAAGGGGCGTCTGGGCTTCTCGGCAATCTTGCTCAGACGGGCTACGGCTTCGGCACTGGTATGGCTGGTCAGCAGGCGCAGCAGGGGGCCATGATGCAGGGCATGAACCAATCGCTCATTGACGCAGCCCGGAACCAATACAGCGGCTTCACAGGCGCACCGGCGAACTCGTTGCAGGCAATGCTGGCGGCAGTTGGGGCAGGCGACATGGGGCAGCAGACGCAGACGACCAGCAAACAGCCTGGTCTGTTTGACTACCTGAGCCTCGGTGCGTCTATGATCCCGAGGTCTTAGCAATGGTTGATTGGCGCTCAGACGACAGAGAACTCCTTGCCCGCATCCTGACTGCGGAGGCTGGCAATCAAGGCCCGGTTGGCATGTTGGCCGCTGGCAATGTCATCATGAACCGCGCCAACACAACTGGATATGGCGACGGCATTCGTGGCGTCATCATGAAACCGGGTCAGTTTTCGCCAATGAACAGCGTCACCGGCTATGCAGGGGGCGAGCAGGGCCAGAACATTGATGCCCTGACCCCGAGCGAGACCGCCTACATGGTTGCCGATAACCTGATGTCAGGGTCGGCGGAGGACATCACCGGTGGTGCGACCCATTTCTACAATCCCGACATTTCTCAGCCGTCTTGGGCGCAGGGCCGGGACTTCATCCGCATTGGCGACCACGTTTTCGGGCGGGCAGATGCCAAACGTGGCGCAACACCGAACACGAGGGTCAGCACAATGAACCAGCCGACGCAATCTCAGCCGAGTGACCGACCACGCGGGCTTCGTGGGCTTCTAAGCGACCCTGACTTGTTTGACCGTCTGGCCATCGGTTTTGGCGGAATGACCTTGAACCCGAACACTGCGCTGATGCAGATGGCGGCAGATCGGATTGCCGGTCGGCGGGAAGATCGTCAAACGACGCAGACCAAAAACCGGACGGCTGAGTGGCTGCGGAGCCGAGGTCGGGACGATCTGGCTGACGCAGTGATGTCGGGCGCCATTGGTGGCCGTGAGGCGGCGTCAATTGCGTATCAGCAGCCGGAAGAGCGAGGCCAAATCCTCAGCGCGGACCAGATGCGCCAAATTTTCCCAGGCACACAGATCGAAGACGGTCTATACAATCTCAGGCCGGATGGAACCGCAAACAAAGTTGGCGGTGGCGGGAACGTTATTAATATGCCGGCACCAGAAAGTGCAGAAAGTAAACTGTTTGAGGCGCTTAACAAAGACCTTGGAGAGCAATTCGCGGGCTTCTTGACGGCTGGTGCGAACAGTGCCGTCGCCGTGCAGGATTTGAACGTATTGCAGGAACTGGCGACACTTTCGCCGTCCGGCCCGCTTGAAGGCCGCTTTGCCGAAATGTTCCCAGAGTTTAGCGACGTGGCCGCAGTTCGCCAGTCCATCATTACGCGGGTGGCTCCGACGTTGCGCGTTGAAGGGTCTGGCTCAACTTCTGACCTCGAATATAATGGCATGTTGAGGTCACTTGGCAGTCTTCGCAATAACCCCGAAGCCAACCAAGCCATCATTAGCCTCATGCAAGACAAAGCTAGGTTTAACGTGGCTAGAGCAAACATTGTCCGTGAACTTCAATCCGGCAGGATCACAGTGGATGCCGCAAACCAGCAGATTGCAGAACTTGAGCGGTCTTTGGCTATTCCGCAACAAGTCCAAAATGTCTTGAGGCTTGGGGAAAGCGGGTCTTTAGGAGATGCCGCAGCCGAAATTGAATCGCTAATCCGGTAGCAAGGAGTCATGCCATGAACTTACAAGAGGCTCAAAGGCTGCAAGAACTTGTCAGGATTCTTGAGGCTAATGAAACGGAACTTGATGATCGTCAGCGTCGAGCGCTTGAAACTGGCCGCGCACGTCTGGCCGAGGCCGAACAGACAATCGGTGAGTTCAGTTCTCGATACCGTGGTCTTTTGCAGGGCGTGACCGCTCGGGGCGCTGATGAATTGGCGGGCATCGCCGCTGGTCTTGTCCCTGGGGGACTGACGCGGGAACAAATGACAGAGCAGGCGCGCCAACGAAATCTTGAAGCCGAACTGGCGGATCCAGAGGGCTACAGAAGGGGCGAGACGGCTGGGCTTGGCCTTCTCGGCGGTGCGTCAATGGCTATTCCGTCAGTTGCGGCCCGGAATCTCGCAATGCTGCCCAGAATGCTGCTTGGAGGCGGAGAGGGCGCAGCCTTGGCAACTGCACCAGAGTTTCTTGGTGGCGAGGGCGGGTTTGTCTCGCGGATGCGGGAAGTCAGCCCATTGACAGCAGGTTTGGGTGCTGGTCTTGGCATGTTGGCGCCAGCCGCCGGGCAAATTGCTGGCAGTGTTGTTCGAGGCGTCC